CAAAGCATGACTAAGGCTGCCGTTGAGGGGTCTTTTTCCTCCCTCAAACGTATAGTTAACCAGTCGTCTGCCATATTAATGGCGACTAATGGTACCCCATAAGCTTTAGCTAATAACACTTTTGAAGTGTTAGTGTTCGACCGGTACATTCCTGCCATCCTAGCTCTAACAAAGTCCCTGTGGGTGGGTATTCTACTAATGTAGTACGCCCCACACCTCTGGTTCGTTGTAGTAGAGAATACTGCTGCGCGTAAACTCTTTACTAGTTTAGGTAAAAATGACCTGTCTATTAGTGACCTGCACAATTTTTCTGCATAAGCCCTTACACCTGGAAAAGACTTACTTTTATCATCCTCTATTCTCTCTGAGATTGAGGTCTGTTTTTCTTCGACGACTATTTCATGACTCAAACTCTTTTCACTTATAGTTTCACTGAGCCCGCCAAGTGAAGAATGGGTCGTAGCTATAATGTATAATGTACGATAATCAGTATCCCAAATATCTGCTGTGTGTTGCAACTGTGTATAAAGAATGTTTTCAATGGTCCTTTTATCACCACCACGTTCAAGTATTTCATATGCTCTGTCTATTTGAGATTTCAAATAAGCTCTTAAATTATTAGGTAATGCCGACTCTGTCGGTCCATGAACAAAAGTTGCTACCGCTCTAGCTAGATACTGGCTAGACGTTTTTGCCTTGTGATCAACACGAAGAAATTCTGCTATAGCTCCTAAGAAACATTTTGTCTTTTGAAATCTAATATTATATAGCTTAGCTCGTTGTTCTAGGGTGACTATTTGTTTCATATTTTTTACAGACATTAAGACATCATCCCCATTATGCGTGCTCACCACATTCAATCCATCCAAGCATACATCCGTATAAATCTGGTTCAATATAGTATTCATTACTGTAGTGAATCGCCAGCCAGACAATAGTGTACCACTTGTTTTATACTTAGTATTGTTAGCAACGTCATTAATGTAACACTCATCCAGAGACCTGATGACCCATCCTAAAGCTGTAATCTGATCAGGAACCATGTCATTATTAAATACAGAGTGATAAGCACGTAGTACTGCCTGCATACTACTATTACTATGCTGTGAATTAAAATCTTCAAAATCAAAACAGAAAGGTGTTCCATTAGCCAATACCTGTTGGACCGTCTTAGCTACATTTTCTTCATTAGCCGATTGGCCAATAGGGAATTTCTCTGATAACATTTCTTCAATATTCGGCATACAGTATCCAGCCATTATGAAACTGGTAGCGTCAACCCCGTATATTGCTCTCTGCTTACCCCATTCATATTTGGTGGATGACCAAGCTACCATTTCAGCTCGTCTTCTTGAAAACTTTGTAAAAGGGTATGCCGGCATACGATTGAAGGAATAAAATTTGTGCTTAAGGGACCGGTCACTTGCTATATACTCTTTATCTTCCTCATATTGAGAATGATAAGCTCCAGTAGGTGACCAAGCCCAACGCATAGCCCAATAATCTTCCCAAGTGGTCTTCTTAGGTTTAGCACCTCGATCTCGTATTTGCTGAAACAACAATACTGCTCTAGAATAGATCTCAGCCCCGTTAATATTACATAGATTAGGCTTAGTTCTATTTTCCCGTTCCTGGACCCAGTCAACAGCTCCAAGACCCCGGTTTACAAGCACTTCAAATTCAAAGAAAGGAGTGAGGTCAACGTCAACATTGTTTTGAAGAGCTTTGAGTCTGAGAGAGAAATCATCTTTGATGCGTTTAGCGAATTGTTCTATACTATCAAATTTCCATGTCCAGATGGAGCTTTGTGCTATTAAAGTTGCTATATTATCCGGCAAGCTAGCAACCCATGTTAATAACCCTACAAAGAGAGCTTCTTGCATCCCTAATCCACTAAGAGTATTAATTAACTGTAATATCCAGGACCTGCCTCCGGTAATAAAGAAATCTAATCCTAATTTCCTGACTTCATAAATTGAAACATGTCGTAGATGAGCTGAAGACACCCTAGATATAGGTGGACTTGACTCACCAGTACACCACTTCTTAACTATAGAGTTAGGTCTGTATGTGTAATTAGCTCTCCTATCCCCCGCATGTGTAAGATATAGTGCGTACCTAAGTATATCAACTCTAGACACGTAACCATAAGAAAATAAATTAGGTCCAAATTGTATTCTTGATAATCGCAGATTATGAGGTTCATTCAAACAGCGGAAATCATACATATTACTCAAATAAAGTAAGGTTAGATTAGATTCGAATATAGGTTGGCATAATAGAGGGACTGAAACACCTTCAAGGTTATAATTATAAGTTCCTGTCATACATACACCTGGTATAATATCGTATAAATTATGTGTAGAATAGTCAAAAGGTACAGAGACAATAGACTTGTCTGTTATAAGTACAGAAGTTGGATACGCGAAATTCTTTCTTTTTGGCGGTTTACTACCCCTTCCCATATTACCGCCGCCTCTGATATTACTATGAGTGTTTATACCAGTATCAATTAACTCATCAAGAGTTGATGTCACCGGAACATTGTTATTAAAAGACAGATCGGACTTACCAAGCCTGCTTGTGCCATCAGGTGTATTGAGGCCAATACCGATTGTATCTAGCTTTGCTAGATCTCTCTGGGTTATTCCTGACCCGCAGGAATCAATTGCGGCTCGCCAGTCGATATTGTCGGTGGTTCTCCAGGTGCCTCCTCTCGTAAGTCTAACTGAGGTTTGACACTTGGGATTGGTATGCCTGACCTCACCATGTCGAAGTGAAAAAACGATTCATCAATGTTGTAATTACCAAATACAGCTACCTGGTAGTGCTGAACATCTGTGACTACTGTTTTGAAACTCCTAACTACATGGTGACTAGTTATGTAGTCGCTACACCTAGGTGCCCAGTGATCAACTTTTTCTACTGGGTAACTGTCCGATCTAGTCCAAATGAATTTGCACTCGATGCCATTCCTATTATCGATGGGGTCCCCAAATTCATGTGTTCTAGGACGTATGGATTGTAACTTAAAAGTCACTTGGTTGTCCTCTGCTCTTGGCAAGACAGGCGGTGTGGCGATGCTCACGTTGTTTGCTGCAAATGAACGGTGCTCACTGTTAGATGAAGTGCTCAGGTAATGAACGTCAAACCCTTGCCAGCGGTTCACCACCCCGAGAGCCCACAAATCATAGAACTCGTAGGATAAATCAAATCTTAAGTTGTTCCTAGCCCGTTCTGGTCCGCACAACAAGAAACTCGATGCATATGGCGTATTCGTTAGTAGACTACCCGACTTACCGACTATCAAAGCGGCACATCCCGGGATTACTATATTATTGAAGATGAGACTGTTATTGCGCTCTTCATACCCATAATCAGCCATATGATCAATATTAATTCTACCAAACCGAACTCTGTTTTTGTGGTTCACAGATATGCCTGTAGTTAGGTATGTGCCAGTTTGAGAATAGATAGGTACTGTGACCTTCTCTCCCAATACGGCCGAGACCATAACTGGCTCTCTATTGAAGGTTTCAATGGCTGTATCATCTGGATAGGCCAAGGATCGCAACAATTCAAGAGAGTTCTTTTTATTTATTTTAAATAGGTATTCGCCCCAGTACCACGCAGTATTGCGCAACAGTGAAGTGCATAAAGACGTTTCACTAAAAGCTTCCGCTTTTTGATAAGCATTTAGAGCATCAGCACTCAAACACACTGCCTCTCCTTCCATCAGGAAAGGAAAAACAGCTCTTTTCAGGCCAACTTTCGGTAGGCTTAACGTTCTGTGTAAGCCTGTCCACCAGTGTGCTTCAACCGTCTCGGTAGCTGGATGAGCCAACCAGTTTACTAAATAGTTCTGTGCACATAGCAAATCTTCATAATATCTATGATTCATAACTAGTTTATTAATTAGTGTCTTCACCATAGAACTAGAATAGGTTAATCCAGCCTGTGCATCTATA